TGATGTTGAAGCTGACGCTGAATTATAAGGAGTAAAAAATGAGTAAATATAAATTATCAGATAATGGTGTTTTTGATAAAGAAAATAATATGTATATTCCAAATGCACCAGGAAATAGACATTGGCGAGAATATCAAGAATGGTTATCACAGGGTAATGTACCTGAACAACAATATGATTTGCAAAATCTTAAAACTATTAAAACTAATGAAATAAATCATAAAAGAAAAAAGTTTATTGATTCAGGTATTGAATGTTTAGGTTATACATGGGACAGTGATGATATAAGTAGAAATAATTTAATAGGAACGTTATTGGCTTATAATGCAGGTATATTAAAAGTGGATGAGACGACGGGTTATGTAATTAAATGGAGAACCAAAGATAATCAAGATGTATTCTTAACACCGCAAGATTTAACTGAATTATCAACAACTATGTTAAATCATGTAAATAATGCGTATTTAATTTCATGGGATTCTAAAAATCAAATTACTAATTGTAAAACCAAAGATGAAATAGATGTAATAGAAATAAATAGTTTATATAATATGTTAAAGGAGAAAAATAATGGCTTGGTGGAATAAAAATAAAGATATAAGATCCATAATTCAAGAAGAATTGAAGGCATTTAGTAATAAAGGAGAAAAAACACCATCGTCTCAAGATATAATAGCAACAACAGGAGAAGGATGGGAAAATCTCCATGAGTTTCCTGGTATTGGACACTTAGCTTTAGGTTCTTTTAATCTGTTTTATAATAAATATATAAATCAAGAATGGAAAAATGAAAGAGAAAAAATCTTTGGTTATAGAGAAATGGCTTTAATGACTGAAGTGGCGGATATAATTGAGGATGCCACAAACGAATCAACACAAGAAGATACAGATAGTAATGTATTAACACTTAATATAACTGATACAGAGTTATCTAAAAATGAAAATATAGTTAAAAATATTAATAGAGAATTTAAATATTTATTTGAAGAAACTATAGATAATTTTCAAGACTTTTTATGGGATGCATTTAGAACTTATATGATTGATGGTCGTTTTTATTATGAACGTATTATAGATTCTAGAAAACCTAAAAATGGCATCATAGGAATTAAAAAACTTCCTTCAGAAACTATGGATTATTTCTATGAGCCCAAGTCTGGTCGTATATATGCCTATATGCAATATCTTACTGACCAACCCAGTTCCATAAATAATATAGAAGAGGCTAGACAAAAAGATGGCAAAGAATTGGTACTCTTTAATCCGGAGCAGATAGGTTTTGTTAATTCAGGTATTTATGGTAAAACAAGACATGATATATTAGGATATTTAGAAAAAGCTAGAGTTCCATATAATCAATTAAAATTATTAGAAACATCAGTTATAATTTATAGATTAATTAGAGCGCCTGAAAGATTAGTATTTAGAATTGATACTGGTAATATGCCCAAAGATAAAGCTTTAAAATATGTGGAAAAAGTAAAGCAAAAACTGTCAAAAAAACAAACTTATAATCCACAAACTGGCCAACTAACAAATGAACCTGAAATATTTTCTATGTTAGAAAATTATTATTTACCACAGTCCGCAGACGGTAGAGGATCGCAAATAGATACTGTAGGTGGTAATGCAGCAGGATTTGCTGAGCTGGATGATATTTATTATTTTGCTCGTAAATTATACAGAGCTTTAAAATATCCGGCATCTAGAGTTACTGCTTCACAAGAAAGGCGAGAAGGTGATATTTTATTTGGTGGTGGTCAAACAGGTGAAATTTCACGAGATGAAATAAAATGGAGTAAATATTTAGAAAGACAGCAGATGAGGTTTTGTAGAGAATTTACAAATTTATTTCTTCTTCATTTAGATTTTAAAGGCTTAAAAAAACAGTATGATTTAGACCATAAAAAAATTAAAATTAAAATGACGGCTCCTTCTAATTATAAGGAACAAATGGAACAAAATTTCTTAGAAACTAGATTTAATAATTATTCAAGTATTGCTGATAGAGAAGAAATGAGTAAATATTATTTAATGAAGAGATTTTTAAAATGGTCAGATGATGAAATTCAAGCAAATGTGGATGGTAAAAAGAAAGATAAAGAATTAGGTCTTGTGCCTGAGGAAGGTGAAAGGTTTTAAACAAAGACGATTTTAAAAAAGATTTAAATTACTTATAAATAAATAAATATAAAATGTAAAGGGAGAAAATTATGGATACTGATTCTATTAAAAAAGCATTAGATCATTTTGAAAATGATGAATTTACAGATTGTAAAGAAATTCTTAAAAAAGAAATACATACACGTAAAAACAAATGGTTAAAAGATAAACTAGATTTATCAAAAGAAATAGAACCTGAATAAAAAATAAAGAGAATAAAATGAGTTTTACGCAAAAGACTGAAAAGAGAGGATGAAAATGGCAAAACTAATAACAGAAACCTCATATGATTTAGAATTGGTTGAAAATAAGTCAGATAAAGGTATGCATATAGTCGGTATTTTCTCATCTGCTAATATAGAAAATAATAATAAAAGAAAATATAAAAGAGAAATACTTGAAAGAGAAATAAACAAAGTTAATGAAAAGATTAAAAAAGGATCTTTATGGGGTGAATTAGGACATCCACCTAATCCTGAAATTAATATGGATAAAATAGCAATCCTTACAAAGATATTGGAATGGAAGGGTGATCATGTATACGGTAAAGCTAAAGTTCTTGATACTCCTATGGGACAAATTGCAAAAATATTGGTAAAAGAAGGAAATCTTGGTATTTCTTCTCGTGGTCTTGGTACTGTATTGGAAAATGGATATGTAAATGAGGATTTTAATCTTATTACTTGGGATTTAGTTACAGATCCTTCAAACAATCCATCATGGGTCAACGGAATTTATGAAGGTAAAGAATGGAGTGTAAATTCCTCAAAATCAAATGAAGATATTAATATGATTGAAAAATTAAAATCTTATGAAGAAAATATGATTAAAAAGATATCTAAAATTATGGAAGAAAACAAATGCGGACCTAATTTAGCATATCAACAATTTTTAAGAGAAAGAGATAATTTTATCAATGAGTATTTAAAATAAGGAGTAATTATTAATGAAAGCATATAAAAAGTATATTAATGAACAGGATACTGAAAAGGCCAAAGAATATATAGAAAGCGCAACTGAAAAGTTAAATATGGCCATTCAAACCATTATGAAAACAAATAAAAATTTTGGTGAAAAATTAAAAGCTATTACAGCTGAAATTGAAAAACTAAAAATAGGAATATAAAATGGGATTATTATCTAGAATAGATAAGATCATATGCGAATCATCTCCATATACATCAACAGAATTAACTTTTAATACTTGGTGGGGAAGAACTACACAAGTATATTTAAAAGGTAATGAGGTTCTTTGGTCACCTAGTTGGGAATTCCCAACCGGATCTATTGTCACTGAAGATGATATTGATGAAATGCGTAGAAGAGGCTATGTTATAATCCCTTGGGAATAAACAGATTCTAAGATTTAGGAATCTTATTTAAATATTAAATAAATATATTATAGAAAACATTTAGGAGGAGTCCACATGGATAAACTTTTTCAATTGCTTGGTATAGATAAATTAAATGAAGATACTCAAGCTGAAGTAAAAACAAAACTTCAAGATATTATTGAAGTAAAGGCTAAAGAACTTTCTGAAAGTAAAATAACCGAAGAAAAAGATTTTTTAGTTGAAAAGTATGAAGAAAAATTTGAAGATTATAAAAAAGATATTACATCTAAATTTTCTAATTTTGTTGATAGTATTCTTGAAGAAGAATTAGTAATTCCTGAGAAGATATTAGAGTTTGCAAAAAAAGGAGAGCTTTATGATGATCTAATTGAACAATTTAAAGTTCGTCTTGGTGTAGATGAAGGTCTTCTTGATGAAGAAGTAAAGGGACTTTTAAAAGAAGCCAAAGAAGAAATACTTAAACTTCGTAAAGACATTAATGGTCTAACAGAAAAAAATCTTGAGGTTGTTACAGATGCTCAAGAAATGGCCGCTCAACTTTATCTTTATGAAAAATGCCAAGGTTTAACTGAAAAACAAAAAGCTCATGTTATGGCAATTCTTGAAGGTGTTCAAGATAAGGCTGAAATTGATCGTAAGTTTTCCATCATCGTTGAAGAATATAAAGAAGAAGATGATGAAGAAGATGATGATGAAAAAAAGAAAAAAGTAAAGAATGAAGAAGAAGATGATGAAGAAGATGATGAAGATGATGATGAAGATGATGATGAAGAAGATGACGATGATGTAAATGAAGGTAAAGGTCGTACAGAAGTAAAGATTAAAAAGAAAAAGGTTATTAATGAAGATAATAGCCCATTTGCAAATTTCAAAAAGCAATATCTCAATGTTTTAAGAACAAACAAAATATAAATTAATTTAACAAATATGTTTAAAACAAATTGGTAACATTTTAGGAGGAAGATAATGGAAATTAAAGATCTATTAAAAAAATGGGAAGACGTTCTTAATGAAGGTAATGAGATACGTAATCATAATGTTCGCAGATCAACAGCAATTATGTTAGAAAATGAACACAATTTCTTGATGGAAGCAACAGCTTTTGGTGCTGATTCACTTGGAACACAAGCTGGCTATGCAACATCAGGTATGTTTCATAAAATTGCCGTACCTATGGTTCGTAGAACATTCCCTGAGCTTGTAGCTCATGACCTTGTTGGTGTTCAACCAATGACTGGTCCAGTAGGTTTGGCTTTTGCTATTCGTTTTAGAGCAGGTCAAGATTATAATTCACAAGCCGATGTTGAACTTGGTTACAACACCATTGATTCAGCTTACTCTGGTTCTTATACAACCTCAGCAGGTGAAGTCCTTGGTTCCGATGCCTCAACAGATAGAGGTCTTGGTATTGGTACTTACAGTGGTATTAAAGAAGTTAATATGACTGTAGAAAAAGCACAAATTGAAGCAACAACAAGAAAGCTCAGAAGTCGTTGGTCTCTTGAAGTTGCTCAAGATCTTAAAGCTATGCACGGTTTAAATCTTGAAGAAGAAATGATGGACATTCTAGCTTATGAAATCACCGCTGAAATCGACCGTGAGCTTATTGAAAAGATTGATGCAGTGTGTGTAGCTGGTGGTGCTAATTACGATAGAACATGGAACTATCAAGCAGCTTCTGGTACTGGTGTTCCTGGTGGTCGTTGGGAGATGGAACGTTATAGAGAATTATATCACTACATTCTTCGTAGAGCACAAGATATCGCAATTAATACTCGTCGTGGCTCAGGTAACTGGGTTGTTGGTAATCCTTATGCAGTTGCTATTTTTGAATCAATGGCAGCATTTACTATCGCTCCGGTAGCCGGTAATATAAATACTTCTCAAGTAGGTATTTCAAGAATCGGTTCTCTTGATGGTAGACTATCTGTTTATAGGGATACATTCCAAAGTTCCAATCAATTCTTAGTTGGTTATAAAGGACCTTCCGAATATGATACAGGTGTTATTTACTTACCTTATGTACAGTTACTAGCATCTCGCACAGTATTCGAAGATTCTTTCCATCCAACGGTTGGTTTGATGAGTCGTTATGGAATCCACGATCACCTATATGGGTCAAAAAATTATTATCAGAAAGTTTCTCTTACGAATTTACCTGCTTAATAAAGCGTAAATTTAATAAGATATTTAAAATAATAATTATAACCCACTCCCCTTTGGGAGTGGGTTTTTTATTACCTAAATAAAAAATAACATATTTACACATTATACCCTCCATGATATAAATAATTATGGAGGGTATTTTATGCTTATAAAAACTGAAGATAATACTCCTATAGAAAATATATCTATAGGATCTCATAAAAAAATTTGGTTCACATGTGAAGAATGTGGTATAGGTGTTCTTCAAAGATATAGAACTTATATAAAACAAAAACCTAAAAAATTTTGTAGGACTTGTAGAAATAAACATACTGCTAATAGAAAAGATGTAAAAATAAAACAATCTATAGCAACTAAAAATAAATGGAAAAATCTTGAATATAGAAAAAAAACCAGTAAATCTTTATCCATAGCTTGCAAAAAAGCATGGGATAATAACCCAGAAAGAAAAAAATGGCTATCTAAAAATAATCCCATGAAAATTAAAGAATACAGAGAAAAAGTATCTTTAAATGAAACAACATCACATGAGGAATTAAAAGAAATTTGTGAAAAATATGGTCATGAGTATTTAGGAAGAGAAAGACATCAAAAAGGTGGTGTAAAGATAAAATTTAAATGTTCCAATGGTCATATACAAAAAAGAGGACTAGGTGACTTTAGAGATGGACATTGGAGATGTGGTTTATGTCCTACTATACAATCAAATGGAGAAAAGGAAATATCAGAATATTTAAAGTTTTTAGGATTAAAAATTATAGAAAATGATAGAAATTTAATACATCCAAAAGAAATAGATATTTTAATATTTGATAAAAAAATTGCAATAGAATATTGTGGAATATATTGGCATTCTGAAAAAATGATTCCTAATAAAAATTATCATTTAAATAAATTAAATCTTTGTGAAGAAAAGGGTTATAAACTTATAACAATATTTGAAGATGAATGGATCAATAAAAAGGAAATAATTAAAAGTAGGTTAAAATATATATTAGGTTTAAATACTGATAGAATATATGCTAGAAAATGTGAGATAAAGGAAATAGATCCTATTTCCACTAAAAGATTTATAAATAGATATCATGTTCAAGGATATAATAGGAGTGTTATATGTTTAGGTGCATTCTATAATGATAGATTAGTTTCTACAATGACATTTATAAGAAGGAATATTGAAAATAAAATATGGGAAATTAATCGATTTTGTTTGGGTGAATTTAATGTAGTAGGTATAGCATCTAGATTTTTAAAATATTTTCAAAGAAACTATGAATGGAACAAAATTATTACATTTGCAGATCGAAGATGGAGTAATGGCAATCTATATGAAAAAATAGGTTTCAAAAGAAAACATTTAATAAGACCTAATTATTGGTATTTTAATCTAAATGAGTATGGTATTAATAGATTTCATAAGTTTTCATTTAGAAGAAAAGCATTAGAAATAAAATTGGAACACTTCAATTCTGAATTATCAGAATGGGAAAACATGAAAAATAATGGATGGAATAGAATTTGGGATTGTGGTAATATACTTTATATAATAGAAAAATAACATATTTACTTTTTATATATGATATGATATTATAAATTAATTCCAAAAGAAAGGGTAATGTTTTAATGATTTTATATTGTGATTTAGACGATGTACTTGTTGATTGGCAAACACCATTCTTTTCTAAATATCCAGAATTAAAAATTTCACCTTCTATTTTTACTAAAATTGTCGAATTAGGTGAGCCTTTTTTTTCAAATCTTCCATGGACAAAAGATGGTAAGAATTTATGGTCCCATATAAATAGATATAGACCTAAAATATTATCAGCAGCGGCAATTTTACACTTTGAAGTGGAACCTGAGATTGTAAAAGGTAAACTTAATTGGATATCTAATAATTTAGGTAAAGAATATGTAGATACTGCTATAATTTGTCATAGAAATGAAAAAAACTTATATTCTGGTTATAATAAAATTCTTATTGATGATAATAATCAAAATATAAAAGAATGGGAGGAAAAAGGAGGCATAGGTATTTTACATACAAATTATATGTCTACTTTAGAAAAATTAAATGAGGCTTTTAAAATTATTAAATGAAATTAATCTTCCTAAAAAGAAATGGACAGAAGTTGAATTAAATTCATTGACTAGCGATCAACTTAAAGGTTTATGGGATATGTATAAAAATACATATGCTTATATAGATCTTTCATTTAACGATGTAATGGAAATGAAAAGTTTATATAAAGTATCAATGCTTATAGATATCGATAATGATATTTTACCAGATGCTTTTATATTATATAAAAAGAAATTTGGTAATAAAATATCATTTTTAGGTACAGATGGTTCAAAAGAAGATAAAAGAGAATTAGTTAAAAAATTTAAAGAACTTATTAATACATCAGGTTGGTGGATAGAAGCATCGGCTAAAATGGAAGAATTGGCCAAAAATATAGGTGCTCCTATTGTAAATAATAAAGAATTTGTAGAAAAAGCATTAAAAGGGAAAGAAGTGGAATGGATTGGAGATGGATATTACAAAAGAAAGTTAAAAAAGGTTTCTAAAAAGATAGTAAAAAGGATTTATGGAAAACCAAAAATATAGAGGTTTTAAATGTTAAATAGAAGAAACTTGGAAAATGAATTTAATATAGATAATCAACAAGATGAAATTATAGAATTAGAAAGAGTTGAAGAAGAACAAGAACCGGATCCATTTGAAGAAGAATGGAATAAAGAAAATGATCCTAGAAATATTATAAGAGATAATATAGAAAGAGCTAATAATATTCTAGATCTTGTTGAAGAAGAACTAAAAAATGGTAATATGACTGCAAGGATGGTAGAAGTAGCCGCTAATTTAATAAATTCTGTAACAGCCGCAGGTAAAGAATTAATATCGGATGAAAATTATAAAGTTTATTTACATCTTCGTGAACGTATGGTAAAATTAAAAGATAAAGAGATAGAATTAAAGAGATTGAAAAAAGATTCTCCTAAAAATCAAAATCTTATTATCGCTTCCAGAGAGGATGTATTAAAATTACTCAAAAATCCTAATTCAAAAGAAATTGGATATGAAGTGCAAGAGGATAAATAAAAAGAAAAATAGTTTACAAAATATGAAAACGATGTTATAATATAAGAAAAGTCGGGCAAGAAATTATATATTTAAGAGGTTATGAAAGGAGCTTTAAATGTTATCAAATTTGATGGAAGATTTTAAACAAGCAATTGTTATGCAAAAAAAATCTAGCGTATATCATGGATGGGAAGGCAATCTTCTTGAATATCTTCAAGAAGTCCATAAAAATCCTGATATAGCTAATTTTGCCCCTGGTAGAATTTATAATATGGTAATGAAATACGGTATCGAAACCGTTTCAAATGAAATGAAATTAGCCGGTTATGAAGATTTGGTTGAATATAAGTTTTTTGATGGTAATATTTTTGGTTTAGAATCAAAAATGGCCATTCATGATATAATGAAATTCCTGAAAGCAGCAGCAAGACGTACAGAAACAGGTAAAAGAATTCTTATTTTAGTGGGTCCTGTAGCATCAGGTAAATCAACGATCTCAGCATTATTGAAAAGAGGTCTTGAAAGAGATGATACCCCGATGTTTTCTATA